CTGGTGGGTATGAGTGGTTGTGCAGGCCTACTGCCCAGCTTCTGGGACGACAATCAATCCCGAGTGATCATAGATGTGCGTCAAACTGTGCGACACATCAACTGTGCGGAACCACACCTGCCACAGGTGTCAAAGATACAGCATCAGCTGGAATGGTTTCAATTGTACAGTGAAAGCAAAGGTTATCTGCAGAAAGATGTGCTGTTGTTGATCCAACCCATGCAGGCCACTGTGGATGACTTTGTCACTCGCAGCCGTGGCACACAAGGCACCAAAGCATACTGCGAAACCAAAAAACAACTGCTGGACACTCAGAGCCGCATGGCAGCTCAAGCAGTGTTGGCTAGATTTTAAATATGGAACACATTGAAAAATTAAAAGAACTCACTGGTTGTGGACATGCTTGGGCTGAGCAACGTGCCCGCACTGCACTGCAATTGGTGGAGTTTCGGCACAAGTCAGAGATCACAGAATCTGAGTATCAAGAACTGATGCAGGATCTCATACGCACAGATCAGCTGGATGCAGAAGCCACAGAGATGGAAATCAAAGCAGCCTTGGTGACCTGTGTGAGCATGTTGGCTCGCCTCATTTAAAACACCATATAATTGGCCCAGTATTCCTGCTTGACAGGCACCATTAAGCGTGTTACAATTAAACATACACTGTTTTTGATAGGTTTTAACGGTAAATACCTTGAAAGCATCATATGAAAAAACAGACCAGATCCATTCTGCAAGAATTAAACCACTTGTACAGGTCCAAAGACCTAGATCACATAGTGGAGGCCAAAGGCAGCAACATCATTGAGAGTGCTATCAATTTTTTTCAAATGATCAATGAAAAGTACGATCCTGAAACTGCTCAAGAGTTGGAACGAAGATTTATCAACTCCATCAAAAATGGCGACAGCAAGAAATTCAAAATGGGAGTGAAGAAGATCCAAGAAGGTGAGAGTGACTAATGATACTCAAAGAAGGTGGCAACATTTTCAAAGGCTCTCAAGGTGAGTTGCTCACAGGCAGAATCAATCAATCAGACGTGGCACCCACAGTGAAATGGTTGGAAGGCATCACAGGACTGCCATTGCAGGATGGCATGCTGGGCACCACAGGCAAGGCTCCCACCAGCGGTGACCTAGATCTCAGTGTGGATGAGAACAAAATCAGCAAAGACGAATTGGTGGCAAAATTATCACAGTGGGCACAATCAAAAAAACAAGATCCCAAACAGTGGGTGCGCAAGAGTGGCATATCTGTGCATTTCAAAACTCCCATTGCAGGTGATGAGAAAAAAGGATTTGTGCAAACAGATTTTATGTTTGGTGAACCCACATGGCAAAAATTCAGTCTACAGGGTGGCATGACCGGCAGCGAATACAAAGGCATGGATCGTCACATATTGTTGGCCAGTATTTCCAAAGCATTGGGATATCGTTGGAGTCACAATTACGGATTGCTGAATCGTGAAAGCAATCAACCAGTCAGCAAAGATCCCGACAGAATTGCTCAGCTGTTGTTGGGTGTGGATCACACAGCCAAGGATTTAGCCAGTGTGGAAAGCATTCACAAAATAATCCGCAACAGATCAGACTATGAAAAATTAGTGGTGGATGCTGTGGAGTCATTTGCCAAAGCTGGAAAGAAGTTGCCAGAGCACACAGTGGAAGGCAGCAACATATGGTTTAGAAACATGATGAACGTGGTGACCAAATGAAACTGGTAGAATTCAAACACATCACTGGTCGATGTGATATCCTGTTGGAAGATGCCAGGATACATCACTTGGAAGATTTTGTGCTGTGGGATGGCAGTCAAGGAGCCAAGGATGCAGTCACAGCGCTCAGCAACATCAATAAAAATTTAAAAAGTGTCACCATCAAGTGGGATGGTGCAGTGGGAGTGATCTTTGGAAGAAATCCCACAGGTGAATTCATATTCACAGACAAAGCAGGCTTTGTGGCCAAAGGTTATGATGGCAGAACCACCAATGCAGATGATCTTGGAGCAATGATTCAAGGCAGAGTGAAAGATCCCAGCAAAGCGGATGACTATAAAATATTTGCTGGCAAAATGCAATCAGTGTTTTCTGTGGTGGAA